AAAGATAAGATAGCAGAAGTCAAAGCAGATAATCCTAAACCCTAATGGCTAAAGACCACCTTACATTTTTTACATCTTTGGCAGTGGTGTTTTTATTCACCATGCTGTTTTGTACTCAAGTTCATGCTAATACAAATACTGTTAGCTCGAACACTGTAAGTTCAAACACTGTAGATAAAGCTCCCCCTAGTGCAATCAGTCCTAGTATCAGCATAGTCAATAGTGATATATGTCGGACTGGCATCTCCGGGAGCGTTACCTCTTCTGTTATAGGAGTTTCAAGTGGTATCACAATAGAAGACGAAACTTGTCGTTTAATTAAAATAAGTCGTCAATTAAAATCACTTGGGCTTAGCGTCCCGGCTGTCAGTATTCTTGCTCAAGACCCAGAAATCTTCGACAGTCTTTGGCTAAGTGCCGTTTATCCGCCTATTGACGGGGAAATTGGCACGAAAGCGCGTGATCTATGGTTACTTCCAGAAAACAGACACCTAGTTCCCGAAGGATCAAAAGTTTTCGCTAAAATAGAAATTGAACAACAACCAAAAGAATTTTCAGATAAACAAAATGTGGCACTTTTTAAAGGTCTTTTCCTTATTACTACTGGTCTCCTGTTATTCTAAAGCAGAAGAAAAAGATACAGGAAATATTTTAGACCCGGTAGATAAGTGGGATCTTTACGATAGGGCTTCAACGACACAATGTGATTACTCTGGTCAATTAGAAGAAGGAGAAGTTTGTACTGGCAATTCTGACCAAGGCGGTACAGTTGGACTTGGTGGTGGAATACTATCACAACAATATAGCTTACTAGATCAAGGACTCTCTCAAGAAGAAATAAATCAAGGAATAGAGTTTACCTACGGAGCTAGTATCGAAAGCCATGTTTCCAATACCACTGTTCCTTCTTGTGCTAATACAAGTTACGACTGCAAAGATTACTTTACAATTAAATTACACCTCACCAAAAAAGACGGTGATATCATCAACACTTATGAACATACCGTTGAAATGGATTATTCGGGTGTTAAAGATTATTCTTATCTCCAAAAAATAGGGGAGAATAACTACGCTGATATTTTATTTCAAATGGATATCTGGTCAGTTGATGCTGGATATACCTCACCAAGTTTCTATGGCGGAATAATTTCAGATCCGCATTTATCTATTCAATACAATACCGTCGAGATAATTACAGAAATTATCTTAGATATGGTAGAAGACATAGCGACCGATGATGTCTTTGTCGATGTCGTTATTGAAGACTATTACTTTGAGGATATTTCTTTTGAAATTGAACTCCCCCCTCAAACAGTTGAAGTAGTAGAAGTAGCTCCCGATCTCCCAGAAATGGAAGAAATTCAAAACGAGATCCAGACAGAAATTGAAGAGCAGATCTTAGAAGAAATGCCAGAACTAGAAGAGATCTCTAATGAAGAACCCGAAGAAATTGAAGAAGTCCAATCCGATAGCGAGACTACTGAAGAGTCCACTATGGAAAATGAGGATAGTGAAGAACAAGAAGAAGTACAACCGGAAGAAGTTCAAGAAGAACGAGAGTCAGAGATAAAAGAAAAAGTTGCAGAAAAACTCATGGCTAATGTCGATAAAACGTCTAGCGAAGGTCAAGCTACTCAAGTGGCTCTCATGTTAGTTTTGTCAGATATTACTTTGGCTGATTTAACACGGGTAAATATCGTTGACCGGGAGTTTTATACTGATTTAACTTTTTATAAACCTCAAGATATCGTGCAAAGCAACAATACAGATTTATTAGAATATATGGATTACTTACAAATTAATGAAATGGTGGACAGTCAATGGCAGAATTAGAATTACCCGGGGGATTTAAATTCAAGGGTGGAAAAATTTTTGCAATTATTACAGCTCTAGCTACTTTTGTTGGTGCATTGTATGGAGTTTTTGTAGCCTATAAAGATTACACAGATTTTAAAAACTTTATTCAGAATGAGTATGTAGAGCCAGATCTTTCTGGTTTTGATAAACAGATAGCCTTAAACAAAGCAGAGACCGATAAACGCTTTGAGTTGATAGAACAGAAAATGGAAACATTATCTAGCGAACTATCAATGGTCTTACAAGAAATTGAGCTTATAGCGATGACTGCCCGTGAACTTAAAGACGATCTTAAAAAAGACGTCCGCACACTTCAGCAAGATAGCCGGCATACAGAGTCAGTTGTAAACTCGATTAAGAACAATACGAGAGACGAGCTTCGATTGTTTGAACAATCAATCAAAGATCTCGAGGGGGAATTAGAACTTAAAATCAACAAAGCTCTAGCAAATCCGCTAGCGGGAGTAAAATAATGGCAACAATCAAAGAAGTAGAGAAGCAACTAAGACAACTAAAAAAAGAAACCAGAGAATTAAGAACTCATAATAAGTTCTTACTCGATAGATTAGAACTAGCTCATGAAAGAAATGCTGAGCTGAGAAAACAAATGATGACTATGACAATCGAGGACGTAGTCAAAAATCAAAAGGAATTAGCGGAGTTCCAAGAAAAATCAGCAAAGGATAGAGAATTGTTACAGACATTTGACAAACAAGTAGAAGTTCAACTAAATACTGCGGGAGTCCCTAAATGACTTCCCAAGCAGAGAAAATAAATCGTCTCGATAAAGAGGTGGCATTGATCAAAAAAGATATCCAATTAATTATGAATAACCACCTCACCCACATTCAAGCTGACCTTAGCCGTATTAATAAAGTGTTATGGTCGGTCGGTTTTTTACTTTTAACGCACCTCATCATTTTAGTAAAAGACTTTATCTTTTAATAACGTTTTATTACCTCTTGTTTCTAAGAGTAACAAACGAATTTAGATAAAAAATTTTTTTACATAAAATAATCATAAAGTGAAAATACTCATTTTAAGTGATACCCACTTCCCGGCACAGCATTTGGACTATTGGGGATATATTAAAAAGATCAAAGCTCTAACTAAATGGGATAAGGTAATTCATATCGGAGATCTTGTTGATTTCTCGAGTGTAACTTTTCATTCCGTTAGTGGTGAAACAGATAACCCTACTACTGAAGTAGAAAAAGCAAAGGTACAAATTAGGAAACTAGAAAAACTATTTCCTAAAATGGATATCCTTTACGGCAATCATGATATCCGGGTTATTAGAAAAGCAGAAAGTTTTGGTATTCCCCGGAGCTTTTTAAAAGATCTTAATAAGATGTTTGAGATCAGAGCTAAATGGAAATGGCATGATAAGTTAATAGTCAAACTCAAGAACGGTAACAATGTTTTTTTTACACATCATTTTAAATCAAGTGTTGTTCAAAGTTCTAAAGAATTAGGCTGTTCGCTTGTCGTCGGTCATCAACACACGAAAAGCGAATTAACTAATTGGAGTTCGCCTACCTCTCTAAATTTTGCTATGTGCGTTGGGTCTAGTATCAATCCAAAAGCAGAGAATTTTCGCTATTCAAAAAATTTTATTAAGAGACCCATTATCTCTGTAGCGAGTATCGGATATATAGGTTTTTGTCAGCCCTGTATTCATACAATGCCTTTAGATAGTAGAGGTCGCTGGACAGGGAAAGTATGAAAAACAACGATATTTTAAGTCTAGCTTCACAGCTAGTAAACAACGACCGTAACGATCAACACGGAGACATAACACAAAATCATATCAATATTGCAAAGCTGTGGTCAGCCTATAAAGGCGTTGAATTTACAGCTCATGAAGTAGCAATCATGATGACACTTTTAAAGATAGCCAGAACAAAGCTAGGCAAAGTCAACCCGGACGATTATGTGGACGCTTCTGGTTACATAGGTATAGCCGGGGAAATAGCGAGTGAATAAATGAATATTAAAGAGAAAACAAAATTATCTATACAAGAGCATGAAGGCTATAGGCTGGAGCCGTACCGATGCACAGAAGGATTTCTCACAGGGGGCTATGGTCATAAAATATTAGACGGAGAAGAAGTTCCTACTACAAAAGAAGGCTGGGAAGAATTATTTGATAAAGATTTTGATAAAGCTTGGAGTCAAATGGAACAGCTCTGTGAGACTCATAACTTACCAGAGAATGAAGAGATGATGTCTATTTTATGTGAAATGATTTTTCAACTTGGTTTTACAGGAGTGTCTAAGTTCAAAATGATGATTAAAGCTCTACAGGAAGGTAATATGGAAGAAGCCAGCAATCAAATGAAGCAGAGCAAGTGGTATGTTCAGACACCGAACAGATGTGTCGCTCTAGCAGAAAGAATGAGGTACGCATAATGTGGGGAATGTTATTAAAACCCTTGATAGGTGTTGCTGGAGATACAATCAAAGGATTTGTTGAAACCAAAAAATTAAAAGCTGAACAAAAAGCTACAGAAATAAAAGCTAAAACAAAATTAATGGAAGACCAAATTGCTGGGAAGGTAGCTTGGGAACAAACGGCAGTTTCACAAATGCAAGGGAGCTGGAAAGACGAACTAATTTTAATATGCCTATTGGTTCCAGCGGTGGCAGTCTTCGTTCCCGGTTGGACAGAACATATACAAAAAGGCTTTGAGGCACTGCATAGTCTCCCGAGCTATTACACGAATTTATTATATATTTCGTGTTGCGCATCATTTGGGATTAAGGGAGCTTCTGGAGCCATGAAACTACTGAAAAAATAATGGCTACATACAAAGGAAAAAAAGTAACGCTCAATAAACCAACTCAAGGAGACGTTAAGAAATTTAAGGTTTTCGTCCGAGACCCTAGTACCGGAAGAGTAAAGAAAATTAACTTTGGTGCAAAGGGTATGTCTATCAAGAAAAACAACCCGGATAGAAAGAAAAGTTATTGCGCTAGAAGTGGTGGAATAAAGAACAAAAATAATAAGCTCTCAGCAAACTATTGGTCAAGAAGAGCTTGGAATTGCTAAAGGAGAAACTATGCCGTCATACAAAGGAAAGAAATACCCTTACACTGCTAAGGGACTCAAGAAGTTAAATGAGGATAAGAAAAAAGATAAAAAGAAAATGAAGACTAAAAGGAAGTAATGCCTAAAAAAAGTCGAGTCAACGAAGCTGGTAATTACACCAAGCCAACTATAAGAAAGAGATTATTTGAAAGAATAAAAGCTGGATCAAAGGGTGGCAAACCGGGACAGTGGAGTGGACGCAAAGCGCAAATGCTAGCAGTAGCTTATAAGAAAGCTGGCGGGGGATATAAATAATGCCTCTTAAAAAATCTCAGAAGAGTCTAAAGAAATGGTCTAAACAGAAATGGAGAACCAAGTCTGGAAAGCCTTCAAAAGAGACAGGAGAAAGATATCTCCCAGAAAGCGTAATTAAAAAACTTTCTTCTAAAGAATATTCAGCTACGACAAGTAAGAAAAGAAAAGCCGGGGGAACAGGATCAAGAGCTAAATACTCTAAAAAAATTGCAAGGCTTGTTAGAAATGCCCGATGAAGACAAAGTAGAAATAGAGTGGTTTGACGCTTACGAGATGAGTGCTGGTTGGCACGATCTTGAAGACGTTCTTAAAGTAAAACTACCTATTATGAAAAGCCTAGGGTATGTCGTTAAAGAAACAAAAGAGTCTATAACTATTTGCGCAGATAAAAACGCAGATCCTAAAGAAAAAGACCGGGGACGTTGTCAGATTATCCCTAAAGGTTGGATTAAGAAAACAAATCTCCTATGATCAAAACATTCTTTTTAGTCGGTTATATCTGTAGTTATGCGATAGCCAACTATGTCGATCCTTTTTGTTTGTCATATTCTGAAGAATACCCCACTTATATAGAGTGCGAAAAAAGAATAACACATTTAGACGAACAGGCTTTAGCTATTAAGTCAGAAAGACTAACTAGCCACCATTTTAAATGTCTGATGACGTATGAAAAATCAGATACTTTTTAGAATTGAAAAATCAAATAAATAAACTATAGGTTTTATTGCCGGGTTTTCTCCGTTGTTTGGTTACTTTGGAATTAACCCGGCTCTAACTAAGCGACTTCTTTCATAAAACGACGTTTTTTTACACCCCTTCTGGTAAAAGTCTTATCATGGTAATACCCAGCTTCCATAATGTAACTGCCATTTTCTACATCTTGAATATAAGTAACTAGCTTCTTTATGTTTTTATAAAGGTAATTACAGTAAAATTCAGAACACTGTAGAACAAAACTTGGAAAGTTCCAATTCGTCGTCGCTGTGTATTGAATAGGATAGCCATTATAAATAACAGCTGGGATCAACCTTAGAGTAGGAGCCTCTTTAGAATTTGGTTTGCTACCTTGATATCTTTTTAATTTCTTATGATCAAAGTCTGGACGGAAACAAACTCTTCGAACCTCAAGAATTAAATTTCTATCCTTACCAGTAAACCTTCCGCAAGGCTCCCCCACAATAACAACCCCAACTAATTTATAACCCGGAGCGTCAGCCCAGATACCATAACAGAATGATATTTGCATTTCTGGGACGGGGTCGTTATGTCTATGCCAACGAGCAACAAGCTCGTTAGCTAACTTTTTGTTAATTAATTTTATTTCAATCATCTTGTCTCCAGCATCTATACGTATCTGTTCTTTTGTCATAGATAAGAGCAAAGAGATCTTTTTCGTCCCAACTTAAAACATATTCTTGGATCATCTTAAAGTCTTTATGTTTTCTTGCAGAGATATGATCAAGGTTCTCACTGCTATAATGATCAAGAATACAAAGCTGATGTACTGCCTCATGTTCTAAGTGAGCTTTTTGAACGTCTTTGGGCAGATCTGTGAACACTACGTTTTCTTTTACGACAGTCTCGTAGTCTTCATTAATATATTCTTCAACTCTACTCATCGAACATCATCTTTAAAAAATATAAACTAAATCCGATTACCCCAATATGAACAAAGGTAGTTACAGCTATCTCAAACATTACGCTACCTCTAAAGATAATTTGATGAAGTTCTTCCAGCTAGGTGATTTCTTCACCTCTCCGTTTTTCTCCATGTTATGAAATCTAGTAGGAAATCTTAAAAAGAAATTTCCGATAGAACTTACAGCACTTTCTACTGTCGTAGAAATCAAAGCTTTAGCCTTTGACTCAGTCTCAATATGAATAAGAGTCTCTGGGTAATTGCTAGAAGACAGATAAACTTTTTTAATAGTAAAAGTTTTAATCTTAGAAGCTTCGTTGATGTCTTTTACTTTCTCACTAACTCTTGTGTAGTAAAAATCAAAAACTTCCTCTGTAGTCTTTTCTGCATTAACTTCTAATAAAGACTCAAAGTTTTCTTTAAGAGTCCAAAGTTTGTAGTCAGTAAAACTGAAATCATCTTTTCCAGCTACTTGACCGTCTTCATAACATCTCTGTATTTTGAAGTATTGTTGAACGTTATTAGGAAGACCAAAAAAAACAAAAGTTTTATTTTTTACAATCCAAGAATTTTCAAAGTATCGAGTAACTCCCGGTTTGTTTTCTAAAAAAGTTTTTATTCTTTTCTCTTCTCTAACTTTCCAAGCTTTTTTAAAATCAATTTTTAGAGCTTCTACTTCAATAGTAAAATCTCTAATATTTTTATCTAAGCTCGTTTGAGGTTTTTGTTTTAGTAGGTTCATTTTTTCTCCGTTGTTTGGTTATGATTTAATGTATCAAATTTTCACAAAAAGTAACACTTTTTTTTGACACAAAATTACACAAACAGTAAGAAAAAACGTTGATTATTAGGGCTTACACATTATTACCAAGACTGTGAAACCCTTGATTTTTGGGAAAAGTAGCGATTATTGTGCCTTTTTATGA